TTAAGCAAAAAACGGCCCTCTGCCAATGAAAAGGCAGAGGGCTGAAATTTCATCTAATGTTATATCCCATATCAAGCCTGCGCATCCAATTGAAATGTGGCGCTCAAATAAACTTGGGATCAAAGAAAAAATAAGTCGAGGGAAATTCCCTCGACTTATTTTTTCGTGCCCTGTACCGTCCGGCCTGCCCCATAGGTCACATTGTGTACCTATGAACATGAACCGTTGAAACTTCTAGGCTTTTCGCAGCGGCATCTTTTTTGGTGCAGCTTGATGAAAAATGACCCGGTTCTTAATAAAGAATGCACCCACTAGAAAGAAATGCACACTCTATGGCTCATTTGCACTCCCTTCACCAGCAATTTAGAAAAGCCCACAGGCTGTGTAAGCCTGCGGACTTTTTCGCTTTATGGATCTTATGCGTCGATCTCTGTTCCGCTGCGGAAGCGGAAGGTCATCCGTCCATTGGTGTGGACGGTCACTTTGTCAATGACAGCCAGCCAGAGCTTCTCATCAAACTCGGTGAAGGCATCCAGTTCCTGCACCTCGAACATGAACGCACCAATGGCTTTTGCCTGGGCTTCCCGTGCGGTCTTTGTGGCGCGGAGCTGCCCAAGCTGCGTCTTTGCTTTCTCGTACCGCTCCACAAGGCTGTTGTACCGAGCGGTATATTCCAGCTGGTTTTGCGCCGACTGCGCGTTTTCTGAGATGCAGCGATGGGTCAGTTCGGTCACCACGTCGACCTCCGTGAGCAGGCGCTCGATCTCCGCGTCAATGCCTGTGCAGTCTGTCAGCGTGGTCTGCATCAGGCGGCAGTCGGCAAGGATGCCGTCCTTGCCGCCGAGAACAGCGTTGAAGGCATCCACAAACCGTGCCTTGATGGTTTTCTCGTCCAAGTGGGGCGTTTTGCACCTGTGGCTGCCCTTGAATTTGTTGTTGCATTGCCAGACGACCCGGCGGTATTTGTTGTTGGAGTTCCACACCTTGGCCCCATAAAAGGAACCGCAGTCGCCGCAGACGATACGGGAGGCAAAAATGCTTTTCCCGCTGTACTGTAGACCGAACTGTTTTCTGCGTACAAATTCGGCCTGCACCTTATCGAACTCTTCCGGCACAATGATCGGTTCATGGCTGTGCTCCACATAGTACTGCGGTACCTCGCCCTCATTCACTTTTTGCTTTTTTGTGAGAAAATCAACCGTGAAGCATTTCTGAAGGAGTGCAGCACCCTTATACTTTTCGTTTTGGAGGATGCTTTCCACTGTACTGGTCTGCCAGCATTGTTTTCCCGATGGAGTCGGAATCCCATCTGCTGTCATTTCCTTTGCAATGGTGTGTGGGGTCAAGCCCTCCATGAAACGGGCGTATATTCTGCGGACAATAGCCGCTTCTTCCGGCACGATCTCAGGAAGGCCGTCTGCACCCTTTCGGTAACCGAGGAACTGCTTGTACGGAAGGTTGACCTTGCCGTCGGCGAACCGCTTTCGCTGACCCCAGGTCACATTCTCCGAAATGGAACGGCTTTCTTCCTGTGCAAGGCTCGACATGATGGTCAGCAGCAGTTCGCCCTTGCTGTCAAAGGTGTAGATGTTTTCTTTTTCAAAATAGACCTCTACGCCTTTTTCCTTCAGCTTGCGGATGGTGACCAGGCTGTCGACCGTATTTCGGGCAAATCGGCTGACCGATTTCGTAACGATGAGGTCTATCTTGCCGGACATGGCATCGTCGATCATCTCATTGAAGCCTGTGCGGTTCTTGGTGCTTGTGCCGGAAATGCCCTCGTCGGTATAGACCTTTACGAACGCCCATTCGGAATTACGCTGGATGTATTGCGTGTAGTAGTCGATTTGAGCTTCATAGCTGGTGAACTGTTCATCGCTGTCTGTGGACACTCTTGCGTACCCGGCGACTCGCCGTTTCCGGGTGGCCGCCATAGAAATATGCGTCAAAGGGTTTATGGTCGGTGGAATGATCGTGACCGACCGGACTGTCGCGGTGCTCATTTTTGTACCCTCCTTGTCTGCAATGCCCGCTGTCTGGCCTGCTCTTTCATTTCCGGCGACCAGCTTTCTGCTCTGGAGCGGTCTTTCCATCGTTTCACGATCTCAGAACCGTCGTCCATGCAGAACACAACGACATTGTTTTTCTCTGCTCGGATCATTGTTATTTTGCTTCGGACCATATCAGGGGCAAGAACCTCTGTCCCAAGCACCTCACAGGCAAGCGCTTCCAACGTTTCTGCCGGTATTTTCTTCGCCGGGCATTCCGCTTTCCCCTTGGTCTGAAATGTGGTGCAGTTCCAGAAGTGCTTTCCCCGGCAGGTGACGCGCTTATAGGTGCTGCCGCAGAGGCCGCAGCGTATAAGCCCGGAAAATGTTGACCGTGTAGGCTTTTCCCTTTTTTCCGCCTGACGCGCCATTTCGTTCAGCCGCACCTGTGCCTTGTCAAATGCCGTCTGGTCAATGATCGACTCATGGGAGCCAGCGACATAATACATCGGAAGCCTGCCCCTGTTCGGGACCAACTTTTTGTCAATATGATTGTTCCGGTACTTCTTCTGAAGCAGCGCATTGCCGGTGTACTTTTCGTTGGACAAGAGGTTCCGAATGCGGTCTGCGCACCACGTTCCACCAAAGGTCCGTTCGCACCCTCTGCCGTTCAGGTCGCGGCTGATGGAGCTCAGGCTCTCGCCGCCGTTGAAGCGTGTGAATATCTCACGAACAATGGCGGCATCTTTCTCATTCACCTGGATACCGCTTGCGGTAATGTTGTAGCCGAACAAGAATCGCAGGTTGACAAGTTCTCCGTTCTCAAACGCTTTGCGGATGCGCCATTTCTGGTTTTCACTGGCCGACAGGCTTTCTTCCTGTGCGTAGGATGCCAAAATGGTCAGCATCAGCTCTCCGTCCGCGCTCATGGTATGGATGTTCTGTTCTTCAAAGAAAACATCGACACCCAGGCTTTTCAGTTCCCGGACGGTTTCCAGCAGCGTGACCGTATTTCTGGCGAAGCGGGAGATACTTTTTGTAATGATGAGGTCGATTTCCCCAGCGCGGCAGCTTGCCAGCATTCTCTGAAAGCCGTCCCGCTGGCTCTTGGTGCCGGTGATGGCCTCGTCACTGTACACGCCGCAGTAAAGCCAACCGGCGTGGGACTGGATCAGGCTGTTGTAATAGCTCACCTGCGCGGAAAGCGAGTGGAGCATTGCGTCCTTCCCGGAAGAAACGCGGGCATAGGCGCAGACGCACAGCGCCCTCGGCTGCATGGGGATCTGGAGATCGACCCGTTCTATAACTCTTTCCATGTCGTTCACCTCCTTGGGGTGTGTGACATATTACCTCTGAACGCACGATTTATCCAGCTATTTCAGCGGAATATACTGCACGAAGATATGCCGTACTTTTTGGCGATGATCGTATCAATTTCAGCGTACTGTTCCTCGGAGATCAAGCCCTTTGAAAGCATACGCCGGGCAAGCGCCATCGCCGCCTGGTAAGCCATCTGACGCTGTTCAAAATCAGGCATCATGCGCCTCCTTCCTTCTGGCATCCGCGTAGCAGGCACGGCTGCAATATTGTTGTTTGGGCTTTCCGTACCGCTCAAACGCTCTGCCGCACCATACACAGGTCAGATGCTGCATCGTTTGACGCTGGAGCTGCTCCGGATGCCGGTTCCACCACTTGGACCGGCATTTGTCCGAACAGAATTTCTTTTTCCGCACCCTTGGTGGCTGTTGGATTGGGCTGCCGCATTGCAGGCAAAAAGCGTCGTACATCTTTAGCCGCTGCCTCCGGCAAAAGGATTTCACGGTATTGACCGAAATGCCGAGTTCTGCGGCGATCTTCTTATATCCAAGCCCGGCATCCTGAAGCTCCAATATCCGCTCCCGCTGTATCTGTGTCATCTGTCTACCCTCCAAAAAGTCATTCATAATAAAGCCATGCAACGGACAAAAACTGAGGTTCCATAAAAAATAATCACTCCCTCCACAAAAATTATGTATAGCTGCAGAATACGCCTGTTTTCACTACTCTTCAACCGATCGCTGTGACAGGGCAAAAAAATAAGCCCTCCACGGAAAAAATCCGCAGAGGGCTTAACTGAGAGTGAAGAACCTGACTCTCAGTATGTTTACTTCTGGAGCAGATCGTGATATCGTTTGAGCATCACACAGAACTGTTCGCGGGTGAGATTTTCCCGCAGCTTGAGGTCACCGTTTGCATCCCCAAGCAGGAGGCGGTTCTCCAGCGCCCAGTTCACAGCGTCCTTCGACCACGCGGCGGGGGTGTTGTCCAAGGGTGCTTGAGTCTGACCGTCCAGAGCCGCCGTGACCTTCTCTGCCAGGTCGCCCATGCGGGCATACATCCAATCGCCGGGGCAGGACTTGTTTGCAAACCACCGATGGACGGTCAGCACCATCTCATCCGGTGCGGGCGTATAGCCGAGAGTCTTGTCCTTATCGCCCAGCCATAACAGCCTGGTCTTGCCGTTGCGCTTGCAGATGTCGGTACAAAGCTGAATGAGTTTTTCGTAGACGACATCCTTGAACGCATACGGCGCTTTGCTGTCCGAAGCGCACTCGATGGTGACGGCTCTCTAGTCGTTGGCAGCGGAGGACGAGCACCAGGAGCGGTTCTTCTCCTCCACATACATCCCGACTCTGCCGTCCACGCCAATGCCGTAGTTGGAGCTTGCCTGACGGGACTTCGGCAGAAATACATTTCCAAGCGTCTCCACGCTGCACTGACCCACCACGCAGTGGGGCGTGATGCGGTCAATGCTGTGGGTGCGCTGCCCGGAGTGGTTCGGGCTGAGCTTGGTGTAGGACACCAAGGGGCTGTTCGTGTAAGCCATTACTCTTCACCGCCCTTTTCATCGGTTGCGCGGTCATGCAGCTGCTCTAGCACTTCTTTCAGCTTTTCGGGGATCGGTAGGCCCAGGTGTGCGGCGTTTTCCAGCAGGCTCACACCCTCGTTGGAAAGGTAGAAGAAAATGACCGCCGTTCGCAGAAC